AAAACTGACACGGCGTTGGGCAAAACCCATCCAGAACACCTGAGCGAAGTGCTCAGCAAAACGCGCTGCACATGTGGGTGCTACGCGGTGATGCATCGCAACGGCACAGGGGAATGCTTGGCGCCGGACTGTGGCTGTGATTCATTAAAGCTGAAGGAAAAGGCGTATGCCGCTCCTGCCAAAACCTCCCGACCCCATCGTTAGCTTGGACTTTTTCGGCATGAAGAACGCGGCGCTCAAGCTGTTTTTCTGGTCGCTCTTTGCGTTTTGTGTGTGGGAGTTCTGCCGCTGGAAGACGGGACCCGTCAGCGCCCGCGCGGTGATCGAAGTGACCGTGATGAGCTTCGTGGTGGCGATGCATACCGCGGTGGGATTTCACAAAATGATCCTGGGCATCGTGAACAACGCTCGCGACGCGGCTCACCAGCAGGAGATCACACGGCTGCAGGCCAGCCAGCCTGTCTACCGCTACGAAATGGATGAAGCTGGCAAGTTCCAGCCCAAGCAGCGACCGCTCTACGACGAGCAGATGGGCGTGGAGCGGTGAAGAACAAAGACGGACGGCTCGCGCTCGGCGCCATCCATTTTTTTGTTCAGAACCAGGGTCGGCTTTTTCTGGCACTCGAGGAGTGCGGGGTCAACGACTACACCGTGAAGCACCCGCAGGGACAGCTCCATGGTACCGACGAAGACCCGTGGATCGTGCGCCTGCCCGAGCGCCAGGTCTGCGATTTCTTCGTGGATGCCGAGGCGAACGGGCTTCGTTTTCGCCTACGCGCGGCGGAGGGGTACGGCTTCCTCGTTGCCGCGTTCGAGATGCTGGCGGAGGAGCCAGACGACAAGCCTCCACCAAGGCCCGACATGAACTGACATGCGTCTTGTGGAGCGGGAACGCTGTGCTCACGGTAGCTACCAATGATATGGTAGGCGGCATGCGCGAGCCCCGGGTGCTCAGCAAGCTTAGCGAAGCTGATCGGGTCCGCCTGTCGACACTGCTATCAGAGCTCGAGGTCATTGTTGTCTACCGCGCCATGGGAGTGTCAGAGAGAACGTTACGCCGAGTGCTGCGAGGGGACCGATGCTGGATAGAGATGGTGGAGAAAATCGAGCGCCGGTTGGCCAGTCTGGAAAGCTTACTGCCAAGAGCGCCATCGACATTGCCGTGCGAGAAGGAGATGTGATCGCACCCCACCCCTTCTCTGCTGTCGCGCGCGAGACCGATGCGGGTCTGTCGCTCGAGCTGCGCGTGATTGCGCCGTGGGGCGAACGTTCGAACACGCTCAGCCTCTACACGAATAACCCCACGAACTTCAAACACACGTGCCGCGACGCTTGGGCGCGATTGGTTCGAGATCTCCGATACGCACAACACCTTCAGCAAGAGGCGCGTGATGCCTGAACAAAAAAACATAGCGCTGCGGCTCATCCTTGGCTGGGCGCTCGTCATTCTGGGCGCCGCAGCATTCGGCGTGATGATCGCAATGGGCGCGAGCTGCGCAGGCCAGTCGATGGCCACGCGTCTCGAAACGATCGAAAAGCTCGCGCAGTGCGTTGAGCCGGTCGTGCTGAACGAGATTGCGGCGCGCGAAGCTGCCGCTTCTGCTGCAGCGCAAACGGTCGGCAAGCCCGGTGCTGCCGCGGCGCAGACCCCGCACGAAGCGGTCGACACGACTGTGCGCGACGCAGGTGCAATGTGAGCCGCGAGGAAATCCCCATGCTGCTACGGATGCCCCTCGGCACGATCTCGATCATCCCGAAAGAGGATCACCCGTTAGGCTGGTTCACGGTCAAGCAGGGCAACCGCATCGAGATGCACCCGCTCGATTACCGCGAGGTGTTGGACGAGTTGGATAAGCGCAACATGGGGGCGGTGTGAGCGATCGATTTTCCGGTGGCAGGGACCCGTTTTCGATCGCCGAGCGCGAGCGCATCAACCGCCGCGGAGTCGAAGCGTTCTATCGGAACCGAGCCATCCGCGAGCAATGCCAGATGCACGAGGGCGTTGACGCTGCCGAGGCGATCAAGCGCTACCACGCAGGCACGCTCAAGAGCGAGACGCTCAAACCGCTGATCAGGAAGTTCCTCGCCGAGAGCAAGAGCGAATGATCGCAACGTCGTTCGTGTTGGTTGTTCACAGCCCCAGCTCCGGGATGAGCAAAGGCGCGGAGGTTGTCGCTAGCTGACGATCAGCTTGTAAGCGAGCAGGTTGTCCAGGCGCACGAGCTCTCTCTCGATGAGCTCCTGCAGCTTGCCTGGGAAGGTGGAGACCTCTCGGCGCTCATGCACGAGGGACAGCTCCGGTTGCGTAACCACATCCACAAGTGGCGCGCGATCGATCAGCTCGAAGAGGTGCACGAGACGGGCTCGATCCCGCTCGTTTACGCTGTCGAGGGTGGCAAGCGTTTCGGCAAGACGAGCGCGATGCTTTGGATCGCGCACGAGATCGCGGTCTGGTTTTTCAAGACATACGGCCGCGCATGCATGATGCGCTACACCAGCGCCTTCCAGAAGACGATCGACGAGATCGTGGGCTCGGTGATGCCGCAGTGCTTTCGGACTGCGCCTGACAGCTGTGCGCCCCACTACCACGGCAAGCGCGGTGTGCGGCCAGCGGGTCTCTACTGGCCAGCGGATGGGCCGACAGGCGGCGCGCGGCTCGCGCTCTCGGGCCTCGATCGCAATCCGGACGGCTTGCGCGGGCAGGGGAACGACTTCGATTTCCTTTCCGAAGCCGCGTTCGTCGACAAGCTCGACTACACGATCAGAAACGTTCTCATCCATCAGTACCAGCAGCGTCCGTGGGCACGCATGATCGTCGAGACCTCGGCGCCCGAGGACATCGACACGGATTGGGAGCTCATCGTTCTACCGGATGCGAAGACGCGCGGCGCGCACTTCGCGGCGACGATCGACGATAATCCTCGCCTCACGCAGCGCGAGAAGGATTTCTTTATCTCGATGGCAGGCGGGATGAGTAGCCCGAACTGCTTGCGTGAGTATTACAATGTAATCGCGGGAAATCCTGCTCTAAAAGCTTTCCCGGAGTTCGACGTTACGAAGCACGTGCGTGAGTTCGAGCGGCCCGAGTACGCTTACGGCATCGTCGCTGCCGACCCCGGCATGACGCACTTGTTCGGTCTCGTGTTCGCTGAGTATGACTTCGATCACGACAAGCTACTCATCCTCGACAGCTGGGCGCAGTCGAACGCCGGCTCGATGAAGGTTGCCGCAGTGTGTGCCGCGCGCGAGTTCGCGCTTTGGGGTCGCTGGCCAGACACGAAGATGAAGCGCCTTCCTCTCTTTGCCGACCGAGACTCGCGCGGCTGGGTAGATCTTCTGGAAGGCGACAAGCACGAGCTGCTCGCGAAGAAGATGTGGGAAATGGCGCAAACGCCGGTCGACCAGCGTCCCGATTTCGAGCGTTATCCGGGCCAGTGGCTGATGGAGCCGCTGCCCAAGCATCGCGCTTACTGGGACCGCAATGGCTTCCACGCCAATCCAAGCGTGCGCGTCTCGGACGTGGACAAGCAGCTCATACGCGACATCGATGACCACTACGGCCTGACGATGGAGCCGACGTCAAAGACCGAGCTCATCACCATGATTCGCAACACGCGCAACTGGTTGAGCGAGGGCCGCATGTGGTTTCACCCTGACTGCGGCCCGGTCATTGACCACTTCAAAGCAGCGAAACTCGACAAGCGCCATCGCATGCTCGATGAGCACAAGACATACGGCCACTTCGATCTTGCCGCGAGCGGAATATATCTAACGCGCCGCGCAGAGTTGCTGCTCAACTTGCGACCGCATCCGCCGTCTCACCTGATTCAGAAGTTTGCGCCTGGTGCTCAGGTTATCGATCGACTGCCTTGGGTCGCGAAGCCTGACCATGAAGTTGCGCTCGAGCGCGTGCAAGCCATCGCCCACGGGCAGACGCAGCAGAAGGGTCGGCTCAGGATGTTCGGCGGAGGTAAGCGATGAACAGGCTAGGCGAATTGTCGAAGATGACGTGGCGGCAGCGGTGCCTCGAGCTGTGGTATTGGTGGTGCGCGCTACGGGGCGAAGGCAACAACCGGTCGCTTGTGAAGTACCTGAGGGCCAACTTTTGGATTGACCTCGTGATGACCGGACTGTGGGCTTGGCTGGGCGTTGGCACCACGGGCTGGATCGCCGGGCTCTACTGGACCACGTTCGGCGCGTCAGCGTTGACGACGTTGATCGGGCTGATGGGCGCAGTCGTGCGGCGCGATGCCGCTGAGCGCGAAGCCGCGCGCGAGTACCGGGAGCGCGATGCCATCCGGCGCTCGAATGAGCGGTGGCCGGGAAGCGTGGACGGCTACCTCAACAAGATTGCGGACGAGCAAGCTGGCGTCAGAAAGACCTGGCAGTGAGTTCTTCCGGAGAAGGAAACCCATAGTGGACTTACACGATTTGATTGTATCCATCGTTGCGCTCGCAGCGTTTGCCATCGCCGTGTTCGGGCTCGTCCGGACAAGCAATGCCGCTGGAGAGCGGGCGCTTGCGGAGCTCCAGCTGCAACGCGATGAGCTTAGCAAGCTGCGTTTCGACCTCACCCGCGACCGCGATGAGCTGCGCGAGCACGTCGGCAAGCACGAACAAGCGATTGTGCGCATGGGCAAGGATGTCCAGGCGGCGATCGTCGACATGAAAGCTGAGTCGAGCAAGCTCTCGCTCCTTCACAGCACACCAAGGAGATAACCGTGGCAACGCACGAAGCGATCAATCCAAACCCACCCAAAGCGACCGTTGTGTATTTCGATCCGAAGATCGGTCACATCGCAGTCGGCAGGGCTGACGCGGTGGAGAGGAACCTTGACGGGCGCGAAGGCACGCTCCTCCAGGGCGAAGAGAAGATGCCGACCGCGGTGTTCGCGGGCGATGCCATCGTCGAGTACGAAGACGACAACGGCAAGCCCACGTACGTCTACGCGGTGATGCGTCCCGGCGACGTGAGCGCGTGGTTCCGCCGCACAGGCGTCGAGCTCAAGACACCAGCTCTCCCCGAGAGCACGACGCCGAGCGCAACCGAAGAACTAAGCGAAGACGCTCCGGCAAAGAAGAAGCGGTGACCAAGCGCATCGTCATCAGCATGGATGAGGCTAAGAAAGCCGTCGACCGCTGCAAGGCTGCGCGCATGGGTCCGTGCGACAAGTGCGAGTACAAGCGCTATACACTCAACGCGCCTTTGACGGAGCTGGAAGGCTGGGAGGCGTCTCCGTTCTCAGCGGCGTTCTTCAAGCGCTGCGACGCCTGCAAAGCCCCGCGCTACCCGTGGGCACCGAAGCTCGACGTGGAGCGCGTGCGCGAGTGGATGGAGAACTACTTCAACCCGATCGGCATCGTTCCTGGCGCCAACGCGTTCATGTTCGACCAGCTAGAGCACCTGACGAAATAATATTTCTCCGGGATGAGAAATGTAACGGCCCATCGTGGCAGACCAGACCAAACAACCAGAACAAAAGCAGTCGCTGAAGAACGAAGATGTGCCCCGCCGCGCGCTCAAACCGTATGAGCTCTCGGATGAGGAAATCAAGAAGATCGACGTGAACTACAACGTGCGATTCCTGTCGCCTGCATTCGAAGAGATCGATGCTGCGGCAGTATTTCTGCGCAACAAGTTCTCGCATGTGCCTGAAGAGCTGCTCCACGAGTGCTTGACAGATAGGCTCAACACCGTGGGCTTCAACAAGGGCAGCGTGGTGTACGTCGTGTGCCGCAAGATGAGCGGTCGTCGTCGCCTGACCGATGCACAAGGTTTTCGCGAGACGCCTGACGGCTCGCGTGTCACCACGCGTGCGGGCGCGGATCAGCTTGCCGAAGAGATGGGCCTCTATGGCCCCATCCACACCAAAGACCACTGGACCGAGAGTGACAACGGCTGGATTCGCCAGGTAAACCGGAGCTCGTTTCTCGAAGCGCTAGGCAAGCTTGCTTCGCCGTGGAACGTGTTCTCGCCGGATGCGCCTGGGCACAAGAACGACTCGCCAACGTGGGTAGTACTTCAAAACTGTTGATCGCTTGCTGCGACTGCTCTCCGGGATGAGATGCAGGACCTGAGGTGTTAGGCGACGATCCATCGCAACAGACATTCGATCCAAATGCTGATCCGCTCGCCGTGAGCGACGATCCTCTCGCCGTTGTCGACCAGGAGCCTGAGGACCCCAGCATGATTTACTGGGCCCGCAAGACGGGTCCGGACTTCATCTCGGAGATAGCGGCGAAGGAAGAGGCGTATTTCGAGTCCGCGCGCAATCGCGGTCTGCTTGCGATGTGGGTGATCTCATATGCCGCGCATCACGGCCTAACACCGGACGACCTGCGCGATTTCAGCACGCAGACGATTGGCTTCACCGGCAACGAGCTAGAGCTGATTCGCTTTCACCTCAATCTGGTGCGGCCGTACATCCGCCACCAGACATCGCTCGCACTCGGTGAGCCCGCGGCGTTCAAAGCCCTGGTCAGCAACAGCGATCATCGCTCGCTCGCTAAGAGCGCCCTCACCGACAAGATCATCAACGCGCTCTATCGGCGCTACTCCGCGCCTCTCGACATGGAGGCGGCTGAGAGCGACGGCGCGTTCGGTGCAGGCGGCACACATTACCGCTGGGATTTCCTCGGCGGAGACGACATGCGCGTGCCGCGCGAGATCCAGCTCGATGACGGCTCGACTACCGAGCACTACAGCATCGAAAAGAGCGGCGAACCCATCGTCACGCTGGTCTATCCGTGGACATGCATCCAGGAGACGCGGCTATCGGCTGGCGAGCATCAGTGGCGCATGGTGCGCGAGAACGATTCGCGTTGGAACCTCATCGCGAACTTCCCCACATTCAAAGAGCAGCTGCTCGCGGTCAAAACCGACTACGACCGTTACGACTTCGGCACGCTCTTCCGGCTCGAAGAGCTCTACTACGCGAGCAAAGACCAAGTCACCGTCAAGCACTTCTATCACCGACGCTGCGCCGCGGTGCCAGAAGGCCGCTACGTGATGATGGTCGGAGACATCATCCTTTGGGATGGTCCCTGCCCGCGTAAGCGCGGCTTGCCCATTGCAATGATGACTTCGGGCAAGTTCATCGAGTCGACGTTTGGTTACGCCGACGCGTGGGACCTCATCGCCATCGTCCAAGCGTTGAACCAGGTCAACAGCGACGAGATGCAGAACTACGCAACGTTCGGCCGTCAGAGCGTTGCGATCGAGAAGGGCACCGAGGTCACCATCGACGCGATTGCGCAGGGCACAGCGTTCTACGTGCCGCCCGGCGCGCAGATGCCGCGCGCGGTGCAGCTCGCGGCGGTGCCGGCGACGCTGCCCGATCTCAAGCAGTACCTGCACAAGATGATGGACACTGTGAGCGGCCAAAACTCGGCCAGCCGCGGCGACCCGGATCCCAACGTGCGCTCGGGCGAGATGAACGCGCTCTTGGATTCGATTGCGATTCGCTATCAGAGCTTTCGGCAGGACGCCGCGCGCCGCTTTCGCATCGAGGGCGCGACGATCATCTTGGACCTCATCACGCGCTACGGCGAGACGCCGTTCCTGGTGGACATCGCCGGCATCGAGCAGCGCTCGTACGTCGCAGAGTTCACCAAGGAAGATCTGTCAGGCGTGCAACGTGTCGACATCGATCAGATTAGCCCACTCATGCAATCGAGCGCGGGCCGCTTGCAGATCATCACCGCGCTGCGCGAGCTCAAGGACCCCGAGGACCGGGCCGCAGCGTTCGAGATGGTCACGACCGGCAACACCACGCGCTGGCTGAAGACCGAAAACACCTGCGAGATGCTCATCCGCAAGGAAAACGAGCTGCTCGTGACGGGCGAGTTTCCCGTTTACGTCTCGCAGGGCGACGATCCGTACAAGCACTGGCCGATGCACTTCTCGATGCGTGAGCAGCTGTTGGCGGCAGACGTGCCCGACAACCAGGCCATCGCGCGCATCAATGCGCATCTTCAGGAACACGTGCAGCAGTACCTCGCGGCGAGCCCGTTGGTGTGCGACTTGACTGGGGTCAAACCGCCGCCGCCCATCTTCCCGAACCCCACTAATCCTTACGGGAATCCGCAGTACCAGTTCCTCGTGAGCACCGGACAAGTTCCGCCTGGCCCAGCGGGAATACCACCGGGACCGGGCGGTAGCCCGCAGGGACCGGGCGGACCAGGCGGTCCGGGTGGGCCTGGTGGTCAAGTGCCAGGGCAAGCGCCGCCGAAGAACCCGCAGGAGCAGCAGTCGGCGCAGGCAACGGCGCAAGATTCGGGAGTCGCTGCACAGCAAGTTCATCCGACTGGGACCAAGCTGCCGCAACCATCGCAGCCGCCAGGCGGCGCGAACGCACCGCAGCCAGGAGCTGCAGGATCCTAAGATTTCTCCGGGAGAGAAAGCAGACCAAAGAACGTGGCGAATGATGGATTTAGCGGAGCGCCCAGCTCGGGTGGAGCTCCAGCACAAGGTGGCGGGCAAGGCGGCCAAGGCGGTCAGCAAGGCTTTGCCCAACCACAGGGCCAGCCGTCGCAGCAGCGCGCGCGGGTAGGCGAGTTTTCGGCGTTTAGCGCCGGAATCATGCCGCAGCAGAGCGGCCAGCCGCTGCTCGATCAAAGCGTCCAGGGAGCGGATGGGCTGCAGGGCCAGCGCATCGCGGTGCAAGACCGCTCACTGCTCGATCAGGATCCGAATGGAGGCTTCGGCCCTGGCGAAGACGCGCAGTCACAGGCGCTTGCTGTGCCGGAGGGCGAAGACCCGTTCGCGCCGCTGGAGCCCGAGGGGCAACAGCCGGCTGAGGAAGTGCATCAAGCCCAGGTTGTGACGGCCGAGGACATTAGGGCGTGGGTCGAAGAGTACCAGAGCTGGAAGCAGGCGGACGACCTCGCTGAGCCGCTGCTGGACAAGTTCGTGGTGGCGCAGGTGAACGGCCAGCGCTTCAAGGTCCCCGTGCGGGAAGCCATCAAGGGCTACCAGATGCACGAGGACTACTCGAACAAGCTGCGCGAGCTCTACAAGTACAAGCAAGAGCTCGAGCTGCGCGAGCGCGGCATGCAAAAGCTCCTCGTGGACATGGACGATGGACAGAGGTTCCTCGATGCCATGGTGTTCTTGGGCAAGTTCAACGGCTTTGCCAAGGCGGCGATCATCTACGGAACGCAGCTCGACGCCGAACGCAAGATGACGCCGGAGCAGCGCCGGGTGCACGCCGCACTTCGCGCGCAGCGCGCGCAGCTACAAAAGCTCGAGATCGAAAACCGCACGCTTCGCAGCAGCGTTCCGCGTCCAGCACCGCAGCAAAACGGTGGCCCCAACGCCGACCAGGTGTTCCAGGTCTACATGCAGCAGTTGCAGTACCTCGTGCCCAAGGTGGCGCAAAAGCTCGGCTTCGTGAACTCACCATATGCGTCGCAAGAATTCGAACGACACTTCAACCAGATGCTGCCGAGCATCGTCGGACAGGACCTCACAAGCGAGTTCGTCGAGACCGTCATGCGTGCGACCATGGAGAGCATCGATCGCCAGTTGCAGGGCCACGCCGGGTTCGTGCAGCAGCGCCAGGCGCTCAACGCTCCCGCGCAGCCGGCTCAGCCCGCGCAGCGCAACGTGGTCAATGTCTCGCCGTACCAGCGCCGCCGCCCACAGCTGCCGCCCGCGGGCCAGATGCCGGGTCCGTCTCAGTCGGCGCAGCCGCAGCGCCCCAAGCGCGAGCGCATCGGCGACTTCGATCGCAGCATCCGCGGCAAAGCCATGCCGTAGTCGTGGTGAACGTAGTTGTAGTGAAACGTAATACAAACGTATTACGCTTGACGCAGTTTCAAACACTATAAAACAATGGTTCCTGTCATCGGGCTGATGACCACTGTCCACTTGAAAATTTCATCCCGGAGTTCTTGTGTACGGTGCTGTCTCGCGGTGCGGAGGTCTGACTAGGAGCTTCCGCACCGCAGACAAAATCTCTGACAACCCAGAAAATCAATCCTTCGTCTCTGGAACCCTGCAGACGTAGTCGCTCCACCCCTATCGGTTTCGACGGAACAACCCATCAGCCCGCGCGCGCATACCACGCCGCCGCCTGATAGAGGACTCCGCAGCCGATAGCGGCAAGTTGAGATGACGCTGACGCACGACAAGCCAAGCGCAAGGCGGTCTGACAACCCCCTAACGTTTTGGAGTTTCGTGTATGGCAAGTACGTTTGCGAACGTCCAAGGGATGTTCAAGCAGCGCTATGGGCGCTGGATCGATCCTCTTCCAGATGAGCACACGTTGGCGGACTTCGGTGATTTTATCCCGCAAGAAAACCGCCCGGGTCTTGGCTACAACTTCCCAGTTCTGACCGGCATCGAGCATGGTCAAACCGCGAACGTCGACAACTCGGCGTTCACGCTGAACCCGGCAGTTGACAGTCAGGTCCTGAACGCAAACCTCGACGGCGCCACCATCTTGCTGCAGTCGGTTGTGTCCTACGACACGATCTACAAGAGCTTGAACGGCACCGGAAACGGCAACGCGGGCGGCGCATACAAGACCGCGCTCGACCAAGCCGTGCAGGCGATGTTGATGGGTGCTGCGATGTATCGCGAGCTGGCCTTGGCCTATGGCCCGGGAACCAGCACCTCGGTGTCGTCCAATATCGGCGTGGTCGGCGGGAGCGTCTCGGGCGCAAACCTCGGCGCGACGCAGATCGTGTACCTCACCGAAGCCTCGTGGATTCCAGGTCTCTGGATTCTCGCGGCGAGCGGCACGGCGAATGGCGGCGGCATGCGCGTCGACATCTATCAAACGGACGGTCAAACCCTCCGTGAGACGGCGGTCATCGTGCAAGCGCGTCCGAGCACCGTGAACACGCGCTTGACGCTGTTCAAGACCTCGAGCACCAACACCGTGGCGGCGAACGACAAGATCGTTCCGCTCGGCTGGCGCACGAAGTCGTGCTTTGGCCTGGAGAGCATCTACAACAACACGGGCAGCATCTTCGGCATCGACGCTTCGCAGGTCGCGCCGTGGCGCTGCATGACGTTCTCCGCGGGCGGTCAGATGACGCGCGCGAAGATCATGGCGATGGCCGCAGCCGTCAGCATCAACGGCGTGAAGAACGGCGGAAAGCTGTTTGTTTGTGCGCCAACGTTCGCTGACCTCGCCGAAGAAGCGAGTGCACTGCAGCGCTACACGGGCAACACGGACAAGGTCAAGAAACAGGGTGCTTCGCAGCTCCTGTACGAGACCGCGGCCGGCGTCATCGAAGTGACGGTGTACCAGTACGCCAAGCAGGGCCAGGCGATGTTTGTCTGCAATGACAACTTCCGTCGCGTTGGCTCGACTGACTTGACCATGCGCCCGATCGGCGGCGGCGCCGAAGCCTTCTTCACGCACTTGACCACGCAGTCAGGCGCGCAGATGAAGATCTTCTCGAACCAAGCTCCCGTGCTCGAGATGCCATACCGGAACTTCCTGGTGACCGGCATCCAGAACAACACCGCCAACGGCGGCGTTGCGCTCGCGGCGTAACAAACCTTCATCGGGGGCGTGCGGTGTGCTTTTGGTCTGCGCCGCGCGCCTCCGACTGATTTCGGAGCTTGTTTATGGGTCTTTTCGACAGCTTCGGCAGTAGCGGAGGCTTTCCAAGTCTGTCGTCTCTGAGCGGCGGAGGCTTTCAGCCTGGTGGCATCCTCGGCGGTGCTGGGCAAGGAAGCTCGTGGAGCATGCCTGACCTCGGTGCAGCTTGGAGCGGCGGAGGTACCGGCAGCAGCCAGGCAATGGGTGGCAATGACTTCGGGTCGAGCGGCGGCGGGTTTCCCAGTCTTGCCTCTCTCGGCAGCTCGTTTGGCAGCTACAACCCGGGCTCGTTTACCGGAGATTTCAACAGCGGCAGCGTAAGCCTGCCGAGCTGGACGCTTCCGACGACCACCGGCTCTGCGCCGTCGAGCGCGGCAGGTACACCGTTCAGCTTCGGTGGACTATCAGGAACCGTTCCGCGGCTCGGCGACGGACAGATCGGCGGCGGATCGCTCAACTGGGGCGGTGGTCCCACAACGGGCAGTCCAGCACCAATTTCATTTCCTTCGCTAGCCGGACTCTTTGGTAGCCAAGGTGCGGGCGCAGCCGGCGGCGGCATGACGGGTGGCGCCCCCGGGAGCTCTTTGGGTGGGTTCCAGCCGGGTGGCATTCTCGGCAGCGCTGGTCAGGGCACAACGGGGCTTGGTGGATTCCAGATGCCGGGCGGATTCTCCTCGGCGCTTGCTGGTTTGTTCGGTGGAGCTTCACCCGCCACGCAGCCAACGGCGGCAGGCGGAATGGGTGCTGGTGCAGCTGGTGGCAACAGCGGATCTCAGGCGCCAAGCGGCACGTTGCTAAACACCGCACCGGCTGGTTCGGTGAGTAGCGGTGGCGGCAGTCGTACCTCTCCGGAGGCGCTTACGAGCGGCAACGCCGCCGCAACAAACAACGCTAGGGTCACGCAAGGTGGTGTGACTTATGCGCCGCTTGCCAACTCCAACACCACGGCCTCGGCCAGCGCTCCACAACTCGCCTACCTCGGCGCCTCGGTAGATCCGAGCAAGGAAACCAAGGCGACGGATCAGTACGGCCGCGATTTCTACTACGACCCAAGCGTCGACAAAGACGGTGGCGGGAAAGTGGTTGGCGTGTCGGCCAACGGAACGATCATCAAGAGCGTTCAAAAGAGCGATGGCAGCTACACGAACTACGACACCGGAGCGACCGCTTCGCAGATTCGTTCGCCGAATTCCAACAAGCCCGCTGCGGGAAATCCATCGGTTGCAATTGCGCCGAAGAATCCGCCGCTCGGCACGGCGTGGGGCCCGCAAGACGCGGCAAAACAACGAAGAGATTCTGGCTTTGACCTGCAGTGAGTCGGGAGATTGAACATGGCAACTGACCTCGAAGATGACAAAGTCAACGATCCCGATCCTACGCTGACGGATCAACTCCGTACGCTGGGAACCAATCCCGACGCAACCACTGCTGCCAGCACTCCTGCGGCAACCCCTGCGGCAACCCCTGCCGCAACGCCTGCTGCAGCGACCGCCGATCCTGCTGCAGCTGCAGCTAACGGCGGAGGCTGGCACGGGCACGACGGTCGTGACGGTCGTGACGGTCGTGACGGTCGCGATGAGTCGTTCGGCGACTTTCGAAACCGTATGGAGCAGCGCGGCCAGCAAATGCAGGACGGCTTTCAGCGCTTCAACAACCAAATGCCGTGGGGTCAAGGTGGCGGCGTCATGGGCCAACACGGCGGACTGCTCGGCGGGCTCATGAACGGCCGAGGCGGCATCATTGGCAATCTCATCAGCTCGATCTTTGGCGGCGGAGGCTGGGGCGGACAAAACGGACAAGGCGGCATGGGTCGCGAGGGATGGGGCCGTGGCGGCATGATGGGCGGTCCGCAACAAGGTGGCCCACAACAGGGCGGCCCGCAGGGTGGCGGAGGCTGGGGCGGCTGGGGCGGAGGCCAAGGCGGGCCCTGGAACCACGGTGGCTGGCAACACCCTGGTGCGCCTGGCGCTCCCGGTACGCCGGCAACGCCTGGTGTCGCAACGCCCATTGCTGGTACACCGGCAACGACGACAGCGACGACGCCGGCCACCGGCGCAGGCGCAGGCGCCGCAACACCAACCGCTCCTGCAGCTGCTGGCGGCAATGCACGCCCTGCTTGGCAAGGCGGAGACTGGGGCGGAGGCTGGGGTGGCGGTAGTGGAGGTGGGTTCGGCGGTGGTGACGATCAGCGTCAGCCCGGCTTCCAAATGCCGATGGGCTTCTCTCGCGGGTTCAGGTTCTAACCCGTGGCGGGCTTTGGAAACTGGGCCACGCTCGGAGGCGGCGGCGATCCTACCTCCGGGCTCGGGTCGAGCTTCCCGCAGCTCGGTGGCTACCTGGGCGGAAGCACCACGTATGGTCCGTCAGGCGCAGATCCTTGGACGTTGCCGAGCGGCAGCACTTGGTCAATCCCTGACACGCCGCTCGCTACGCAAGTTCAGAACAACGCCAGCAATTCCTATCCAACGGACGGCGGCGCATGGATCGACCCGAACTACGTCGGTGCTTCAACCGCGCCGACGATCGATAACAGCCCGCCGTTCGATCCGAGTCTCAGCGACGTTCAACATCCACGCCCCGGTGGCACCGCGCTTGGCAATAACGCCATGGGTGACGTTGGCAGCTGGGGCCAGGTCCCAGACCTCACACAGCTCTGGGGTAACGACGGGTCATTCAACAGCGGGCTCTGGAATACCTTCACCAACGGCACAGGCATGGCGCCCGGAGGAAACACCGCGGGCGCGTTTGGTCCTGGCGGTGCGCTGAGCGCAGGTGGTGCCGCGTCCGGTGGAATGGGTGCAGCTGGCGGCGGCATGAACCTTGGGTCGCTCATGAGCGGCCTGGGCGGAATGATGGGTGGTGGTGCTGCTACGGCGCCACAGCAATCGGCAGCTCAGCCGCAGACTGCGGCGCCTGATCCATACCAGCAAGCGTACAACAACCTAGCGGCTCAGATTCAGGCACAATACGCAGCATCGCAGGCCGCCGCGAATACGCCGCAGCCGCAGGTCAACTTTGCCGGCGGCTACACGCAAGACCAGCTGAACAAGATCAACGCGGGCAAAAACCTCGAACAGCAAGCTGCGATCAAAGCGTACATCGACCAACAGAACGAGCCGAAGGCCGAGGCCGCTGTCAAGGCCGCGCGCACGCAAGATGCAACCGACGCCGCAACTAAGGCGGACAACGTGAAGACGGCGAAGGGGCAAGCAGCTCAGAGCGGCGGCGCCTACGACACCGAAGGCAACTACTACGCGAACACCGCAGCCATCCAGAAGGCGACGGACGACTACAACGCTAAGCAGCAAGCCGCAAAAGACGCGGCTCAAAAGACGCAGGACATGGCGAACGGGCTCGCGTCCGGCTCGAGCTCGACGAGCGGCGGTGGATCTTCGGGGGACTCCGGCAGCGGGAGCAACACCAACGGCAGCGGCAGTGGCTACGGCCAGCAGTCTCAGCAAGACCAGCAAAAGCAAGGCGGTTCGGGCGGATGGGGCGATGCCATTAATAGCTTCCTCGGGAGCATGAAAGGTTTTGGGTTCTAAATGCTTCCTCTAATCATGCTCGCGGCAGCGGCGCTGAGCGACCAGCAAAAAAATCAAGAGCAACGCGACGCACACCAGAAGTCGTACGAAAACACGCTCAATCAGATCAACCGTACACGTGCGCAGCAACACCACGCGCAGCCGTACGGCTTCATGGTCGACGACGCTCGCAACGCCTCGTACCAAGCCGACAAGGCCGCAAACCTCGCACACAACAACAACATCGGCGCGATGCTGCAGGCGTATGCGCTGCAAAACAGTGGTTCCGGCGCCGACGACGCGGCCGTGTTCAGCGGCAGGCATAGCGCAGGCCAGGACTTCGGCGGCGACAACGTAATTCCGGGGATTCAAGGCGGCAACCTCGGCGGCTTCGATCAGAATGCGGTTGAAGGAAACGGCATCGGCAGCGACAACTGGATCAACCCCAGCGATATCGGATCGACGCTCGAAGATGATCCGTGGATGGTTGCATGAACACCACGGAAATGCTCGCTCAGCTTCGGCTGAACTGTTTGCTGGAAGACGGCGCGCTCGACTACACGGACGCCGTTCTTCTGCGCGAGCTATCCGACTCGTTGGTCACGAAGTTTCAGGACTCCATCGTTGGTTTTCATAATGGGATTTGGCAGCAGAGCTACTACCTATCCATCACGAGCGGCACGCCGAGATATCGCCTCAAGCAAGATGTAACCGTGCTGAGCAAGGTGGAGATCGGAACGGCTTCGGGCACAGATTTCTCTGACACCGTGTTTCATCGCCTTGCGCTCGCGCATGAGGGTCACGCCGATCTGTTCGAGTCATCGTTCAACGGGCTTGGGCAACCGCTGGCGTACGTGCTTCGCGGAAACGATCTCGTACTTCTGCCGACTCCGGATAACAGCAACTACGTTCTCAAGATCACGCACTTCAGACGGCCGTCGCGCCTCTATCCGAGTCAGAACGCACAGGCGGGCACCGATCGCGGTCGTGTTACAGCCATCGACACAACCAACAAGCGAATCACCGTCAATGCGGCTCCGTTCGATCAGTCCCTGGCATCTCCCGCAGCTCCATCTGACGGCGCATCGGTTCGTATCGATGTCGTCAAAACAAGCGGCTGGTTTGACATGGCGCTTGGCGACGTCGCCGCAACGTGGTCAAGCGCTAACAGCTGGTTCACGGTAACGAGCACGCAACCTGTGCGTGATGTCCAGGTCGGCGATTACGTACGCTTCTACGGCCAAACCGACTGGCCCATGTTGCCGCTCGACTTTCATCGCTGCGTTGTCGACGTGGCTAGCACCAAAGTGCTGACGCAGCGCGGGTATCCACAGAAGGCTTCGAACTATGCCGGCGATGTGACGGCCGACATTCAGCGCTTTGAGACCCTGTACGGCAATCGCACGCGCGAAGAACCGCGCATCATCCGAGCCCCGCTCACACAGCTCCGCCGCTGGAGGCTGCGATGAGTAAACAGATCATCGCCAAGCCGCAGGGCATTATCACCGAGCCTAATAAAGTTGGTCAGTTCGCCGCAGGCACATCCACGATAAGCTCTAGCTTCGCTGCAGGCGCCTTCGCTACGGGTGCCAACTTTGCCATTCGCTCATTCGGAACGGTGGAGCAAGTCGCTAAGTTCCAAGAAGAGCTCACGATGCCGGGCGTGACTGTCGGTGGCGCGTATTACGCTACAGACGGCGATGACGTTGCCTTGCTCGTGGAGCTGACCACGCGCGGCACGTGGTACGCGATTCTGTTTCACAGAGACGTTTCTGGGTCAGCCAGCTCTATCACTCGGCAGGTGACGTCACCGTGGAACGGGTACGTCACCGCAGACGGGAACACTGGGCTGCTGTTGATGCGCAATCGGTTGATCGTGACCGCGCCAATCCGATCGTTTGTGATCGACTTCTATCCTGACCAGGGATTCTCGCCCACGGGTTCTGCGTCTGGTCCAAGGAACACAGGGCTTCCGCAAATCTATTTTATCAACCGCACGTCTCAGACGGAGACGACGGCAAATATCGGCGGAGTCATGCCGCCAAACACGCATATTTCAGCGGTTCCGCAGCTACGATCGGCGAGTCAGATCGAAGACTATGAGCTTCTGTCTCCGCCGCCGGTCCCGTACGACTTTGCGAACACCAGCACAACTCAAACGCAAACGTCTTCGTCGTGGACGATCGGCACGCCGCTGCACGTCAATAACCGTCCCGCTGACAGCGTCGATATTATCTACGTAGATGTCTACAGGACCAGGGAGCAAAGCACTGGCTACGACAGCGTCAACAACAAGTATGCGCCGATTGCAACGGGGTCTTCGTTCTACAAATCTGGATCGAGTCCCGTGTTTTCTGGAACGCCCCTGATATCTGACGATACGCAGAACGAGGCACTTGGTGAGTCGCTCCTGACCAACACCTCGGCCAGTGGAGCAGCCGCATTACCCATACCGCCTGTCCCATCCAAGACGTGCGCGCCTTTCAAAGGATACGGTTTTTACGCCAACAGATTTGACCCGGCGACGCTGGTTTTGCAAAACCCATACTACTGGGGGACGATTACGCAGTCGTCGACGTTTTCCGCGAGGCTCAACGGCGTCGGAGTTCGGTTGTATTCCGGAGGAAGCGCCACAAGCGGAAGCGCTAACGTTAGCGCGCCCGGAGGCGATTACACCGGTTTCAAGATTGGACAAGACTTCATCGTGCGTCGGGCGGATACGAATGCCGTCGTCCTGAACGGAACAATCACGGGTACAAACTCCGGCGCTGGTCCGATTACCGCAAGCACAACCTCATCATACACCGGATCCGTAAACCTCGAAGCCTACGATGAGCTCTTGGTGAATGGCGTTAGAGTGCGCGCCGACTTCTCTCCGCAGCTTTTCGCTGCCAACCTGTCTGCTGCCTTTGGCGACAAGCTTGATGTTTTTGCATCGGGGATAGAGCCGCAAAAGACGTATGACTCGTCTTCTACGGTTGGCGTTTATCCCAGCTACGTGCCATCGGGCGGAATCACCATTCGCCTCCGAACAAACGATACGCTTGACGTAAAGGCGACAAACGGCGGGAGCTACATCCCGCAGCTCACGGAGTACAACAACGGGCAGACCGTATATGGCGTCGTCTACGGAAAACAGCAATCAAACGCCGTTGCGTGGAGCGAGTTGAACGAGCCGGAGAGCTGTCCCCCCGGCAACTATGTCTTCGTTGGCAAGGGCACCATCTTCAAAATGGTGCCCACCCGCGATTGCCTTTGGATTTTCTGCAGCGATGGTCTCTACAGACTAAGCGGCACAGGCGGCAGTGCTGCCGACGGATACGACTGGGTTATCGATCCGGTCGACACTGGCCTCATCTTGGCCGGACAAAACTGCGCGGTTGCTCATCGTGAGTATGTCTACGCGTATACCAACCGCGGATTTGTATCTATCAGCAGCGAGGGGACTGTTCGCCCGCTGTCGGATGGACGGATCAATCCCTCGATCAAGACCTGGCCAAGGCTATCGAACTCTACGTGGAGCCAAATATCCGACAACGCGATCGATGGCGGCGGTGACTCGCTTTGGGTTGCCGTGGATGCCGCTTTTGACGACATCCTGATTCGGTTTCGAGATGGAGGGCTTACGCTCGGCTACGCTGCGATCTGGGTGTACAACGTTAAGACTGACGCTTGGTCTTTTCGGCAGCCGAGCCTCTACGGCGACAGTTCTACGCCGACGCTGGGCTTTTATTCCGGCGCCAACCAGACCATCTTCGGGATTTACGCCGGCAGAAACAAGGTGGTTCGTACCACTCCGCGACCGGATATCGACCCGGGCAACTACGAGGCCATGACGTTCACCTCGCAGCCGATTTACGGAGGAAAACCGGATGGCGCGCACACGCAAAAGCACTGGCAAGATGTGGAGATCACCTTTCGTTCTCCGCAAACCAACTCCGGTTCGTCGATCACGATCGGCGCTCCGTTTGGCAACGTTCAGCAATCTAGAACCATTCCGACTACCCCCAACGGCGCGGGGCAATCGATAGCTGATGCTGTTGCGGTGGGATTTACCGTTGCACGAAACCATCCTGCGATGGCGAGCTCGTTCACCTTCGAAGTCACCGTTGACTCTCCGCCGTCTGGCGGACAACCGTTTGCCATCGAAGCCATCTCCGTGAACTACATCGACTTCAGCGACGAAAGGAAGGTTCGGTGATGGCCCCCAAGAAGCCTTCATTGCGACAGCGTGTGTGGGGCGGGGAAAAGGCCGATGCACGTCAGGTTGGAGAAAGCCTGCGGGGTATGGACGCAGCCATCGGCGGCATTCCTCAATTTCGCATCGTGCCGTTTGACAATCAGGTCTATCCCCCCGATGGCTTGGCATTTGAAGCCA